TAACCAATCATAATTTGATGAATTAGTTCTCGCCCAAATAGTACTTGGATGGTTCTTATGAGCCATCTTGTACAAACCTTTGGAGTCTGCAATCTCATCCCCGTCAAGAACACGATGTGTAGTGGAGAGCATCTGTGCGCTCTCCAGTATCATCTTGACCACATGCTTGTCACACATCATCTGTGCTGCAACTACAGGGTCTTTGTCTAGGTAGAATATGTTCATTTCATTTCCTCAATCGTATCCATAACAGCGCTCATTCTTCTTTCCTTGTATCATCTAATAGTAGCATCTTACCCTTTTTCTCATCTAAAGTCAAGACCCTTTCGGACTCAATCATGTCAATAATTATTGAGGTGATACTAACTTCCGTATTCAACTCACCAATCTTCTGTGTCAACCGCTTTAATGTCTGTTGATAATATTCTATCTCTTGTTGCTTCTTGAGCCGAGATTCAATCAGGTCTGTTAGTGATATTACCTCTGCCACGATAACCTCTCTATCATTGCATTCTTAGCATTACATTGAAATACGACGATGGGCCTCAATTCCTGACAATACTTTGAAATTGGTTGTCCTTGGTGTATCTGGTCACAGCTGAAAATCATTAACCGATCACCAACATATGAAATCAGAGTGTCACCAACCAATGTCCCACCACCCCAATCAGATTGCCAATCCAGTTTTGGATAATATATCATGGTGAAGTCACAAGCATCATAATGAGATTGTTGTTCCAATCCATGAGTGTGACCAAGAATATAAGAGGAGTTAACAGAACCCAAACCCTCTAATTGGATTGATCCTACCAAATCTTTGAACAGGTCATCGATGAAAGGTTTTCCATCTGAATACCAGTGCTTATTGAGTAGTGGTGGAGTTATTGGTTGATACTCATATGACCATTTCATATGAGATATTTGGTGATGATAATTATCAGTGCCGAGAATATTATCAAAAACTTCAATCATGGATTTCTCCTACCCTTGGGAACGTCCCACACAAATGTCAGCCTATCAACATCACCATTGTTATATGACATATGTGGACGTTTGTTGTCAAACCAGAAAAATGTGCCGGGTTCGATCTGATGTGATTCGTCTTCAACCGTGTACAGATATGTTCCCTGCAACGATAGATGATACCTGTCCCGCGTCAGATAGTAGTCACCTTCATCAATATGTCGGCCCAATGTCTCCCCCGGCTTCAACCTAAAGAACGCAGCACGGGAATGTCGATGTAGTCGATAAGACTTCAACCATTTCCTGATGGCAGGATAACGGTAGTACATCGGAGTGTTCTGTTGCATCTCAGTTTTCTTCGGGTCATCATCAGCGTTCTTCACTGCTGCCATAGTGAGGGGCAGAAATCCATACGGTTTCGTATCTCCAGCAGCACCTTGTAGTGATCCTGCCACAGCCCAATCCTCACTCTTGATATCAGCAAGAATAGCACTTACGTCAATGTTTTTTTCAATAAACCTAAAGTGACTCATTTTTCCCAACGATAAAAAATATGATCCTGTATCTCTACAGTCTTCGTTTTAGTCTTTGCCCATGCGGGTGATACATAGTCTGCATGGTAATGCGTTGCACCACCAGTAATATCTAGGAAGGAAATCTCATTACTCAGAATTGCTCCTGCAAGACCATACATCCTATTATATATCTTTTTATTACGGGGTGTGTCACTCTTACCGTCACAGAACCAACTGAACTGACACCTATTTTTTATAGGGTATCTCACTTGGGGGTTTTGCCATGATGCGCGTGTAGGGCCCTGTTCTACCACCTCACAGATGGTATTAGGGTATCTTTTATCATTAACACGGTTCAATACGACAGCGGTAACTGCAAGCTCTCCTGCGATACCCTGACCCCTTGCCTCATGATACATGTTGAGTGCAAGACACTCAACAGACCTATCAGGTTCAATTATTGGTGCGCTTGGTTGGGGGACTGCAATCATCAATCCAATGATTGCTGCTTCAAGGCCGTTCACATTTCACCCATTTGTTTTTTCATATATCGCCGGGCATACTTGACTGCTTCACCAGATTTGAAGTACATTCCAACATCCTCAACAATCTCATCAACAGTGAAGTCATTCGGAACAGGTGCATCGAAGAAATATCCATCACAGAAATCTTCGATGTCCATCATCCAGTTATTCATCTTACTCATATCACATATTCCTCTTTAAATTTTTCCAATAGTCCACCCTGCATTGCATATGCCTCAATCTCCCAAGGTTCATCACTGTATGCAGTAGTATCATCATAGACCTTACCCATGTACATCTTACGAAATCCATCAAGGTCTTTCATCTTGCGAGTGGCACCCTGCCAGACATGTACCATCTCATGGCATACAGTCTCAACCAGTTCTTCATCATCAAGAGTCTTCTCAACATCGATATAGAAATCGCGATTACCATCACCTTCGTAACACCAACCACAAACTCCCTCAGTCTTGAGATTTTTCAAGTTCAACTCAACCTCAAGGGTTCGCATACGAGGCATCAATTCACTGATGCAGAAAGTAACTGCGCTCTCAACAAGAGCCCGTTTCTTCTTCGTGGAACCTATGACATTGACGTAGTTCATATCTCAACCCCTAAAATGCGACGAGGGCAAACCATCCTGCCGCAAATAGGGTTAACATGAACATGGTTTCAATAGCGATTGTTGCAATCTTCTTCATAATCAATCTCCTATATTAAGTAAAGGGGTCCGGTCCAGTTGATGGTGTAACCACCGTCAACGATGTTTCCCCGTGCAGCGTTCCGAGTAGGAGCAGCATAACCAGCGGCTTTCAGAATGTCACCCTTCCGAAACTTCTTGTCGTTGTCGGTATTGACAACAAAACCCCAAACGCTACCACCTTCACTGAATACCTTGATGTATTTATTACCAACCTTGTAGGTGATTTTCTCGTTGAACCTAGCAACCATCTCCTTATTGATGTCGGTCAATTCACCAGTGCCGCCAACTTTGGCATAGGCGCAACCAGTGGTCCAAGTAAGGTAATCTTCTTTGATGTTCTCAATCAGGGCGGTCATTTCGTTGTTCATCGTGTCTCTTCCTTTGTTTTCTCAGTTTATACCTAAGTATAGACCAAAAATCAGGCTTTGTCAAGAAAAATCGTAGCCGCTAAGCCATTGATTCTAAACGATTCTCAAAAAAAGTTACCCATTGGCTAGTCCTTTTGCCTGTGGATACTGGGCATGTTCGATTCGTTTGTATTCATCGTCCCAATCAAACGCTTCCTTAACCACATTATCAGATAGACCCTTGTATTTACGGTGCAGTTCCTTCTTCTTCGCGGCAACCAACAGTTCTGCTTCATCAGACTGAAGTGCTTCAAGCATCTGAACGAACATTAATTCACGTTTGTTCTGATGCAAACTAGGATTGCCACCCTTGATGAAGTGATACAATTTCCTGACCTCTTGCTGCAATGAGGTATGCTCTGTACCCTCTGGTGCATCATTCGGTGCGTATGGTACATCACCTTCGGGTAGTTCCCATACGATTTTTGGGTCAAAGGACGACTTGCAGATCATGCGAAGTGCATCAGTCTGGTACTGCCTCAAAAAGCTTACCTTTTCCTTCTTTGTTTTCATTTTAGAAACCTGTGTCAAGATTTCAGCAAAACTGCGTGTATATGTGTCGATTGCCATTAGAATTCTCCTATCGATTCAACGAGGTTACGCAACCTCTTCTGTGTAAAATAATTTAGTAGTTTGCTACGGTCACCATCTGGTGCATCTTTGTACTCTTTCAGTATATCAAAAAATAACTCAGGTGGTGATTCTTTGAGGTCAATCAGTCTCTTGTTTCTCTGAAAGTTTCGTTTGACCTCATCGTTAGGAAACTCTCCCTCAACCATAGCCTGAATTTTCTTCCTGCTTAGAGGTTTCTGCCGCAGTCCATCCACGAAGGTATTGTCCGGTGACAACACATTAGGAACACCGTCACTACTATCGCCTTTTAGAACGTGCTCACTCAGATAGATATCTGGATCAACACCATTGATAAATTTCTTAGTGATTGGACTATACTGTGTCACGTTACGGAAACTCTGTAACTGAATGAAGTCCTTGTCACCTGACAGGATCAACGTCTTACCGTTGTCGAACTCCAGCTCACCACATAGGGCAGCAATGATATCATCAGCCTCTGCACCATACACCTCAAGATGTTTGTAGGGAAAGAACTCTTTCAGTTCTGCCTTGATTGCATTCAGCACTTCGAAGATAGCATCCCAATCATT